CGAGATCTACACAAGGAGTATCGTCGGCAGCGTCAGATGTGTATAAGAGACAGCACTTACACGGTGTAAAAAATTATGGTATTGATATTGTTGCAATGTCAGAAGAACAAGCAAAAACAAGTTTTGATGATGTTTATAACATGTTATCTGAACATCCTGCTATATGCAAAAAGTTTTTTAACAGAACTAAAGAAGTAATAACATTTAAAAAAACTAACAGCTATTTAAAGTTCCGCACAAATAATGCTAAGTCAAAGGATGGATTAAGACCCGGCTGCATCATTTTTGATGAGGTTCATGCATACGAAAATTATGATAATATAAAAGTTTTTACCTCTGCACTTGGAAAAGTAAAAAATCCTAGGGTTTTTTACATTACAACTGATGGAAATGTAAGAGGTGGGGTATTAGACGATTTCAAAGAGGAATCAAAACAAATTTTAAATGAAGAAATTAAAAACTCTAAAATGCTGCCACTTATTTTTAAGCTTGATAGTATAGAAGAAATGGAAAATATTGATTTACTGGAAAAAGCAAACCCGAGCATAAAGTATAATTCAGACTTAAGGACACAAATTTTAAAAGACATTGACAAAGCTAAAAATAGACCGCAGATGATGATAGAATTACTAACTAAAAGATTTAATTTGCCAGCGCAAAATTTAGCGACTGTTGTTGCTGAATGGGATGACATAGTTGCAACAAACGAAGAATTACCAGACCTAAAAGGCTTTTCGTGCATTGGAGGATTAGATTTTTCTAGTATAAGAGATTTTACAAGCGTGGTATTGTTATTTAAAAAAGATAAAAAACGATATATCATGCATCATACTTTTATATGTTATAAGTCTTTAGAAATAACAAATTTTAAATTTGATATTGAATTAGCAAAGCAAAAAGGTCTTTGTACAATAATTTATGATGAAACGATAAAAGCAGAGTATATTGCTGATTGGTTCATTGAAAAAGCGGAGGATTATAATATATTAAAAATCTGCTGTGACTCATATAGAGCTGCACATGTAAAAGAAGAATTTGCTAACAAAGGTTTACCAATCGAAGAGGTTAGAAATGGTTCAATAACTCATGCGAAAATAGCCCCTCTTGTAGAACAAATCTTCGCAGAGAGAACAATTAAATGGGGCGACGACATGATGATGCGTTGGTATACTAATAATGTTTATGTAGATACAGACAAAAAAGGAAATAAAACTTTTTTAAAGATAGAGCCAATCAAAAGGAAAACGGATGGCTTTTTTGCATTTTTACATGCTTTATCAAAAGATGGTGAACTGATGCAAGAATCAACGATTAAGTTTTATGATTGTTATACATATTAAAAATAATGAGGTGGTGAATTGAATTTTAAAAATTTTATAACTAATTTTTTATTTAAAGATAAAATGTCTGGAGCAGATGGAGAGTATTTTAAAAAACTAGAAGCTACGATATTTTATAAAGAATTTGCATTAAGGTCATGTATTTCTATTATTGCAAATGCTTTAGTTTTAAGTGAATTTCAGACGTTTATAAATTCAAAGTCTGTTAAGGAAAAAAATTATTACTTGTTTAATATAGAACCTAATCAAAATCAAAACGCAACAGAATTTTGGCAAGAAGTAATTACAAGACTTGTGTATGACAATGAATGTCTAGTTATACAAGAAAACGAACAACTTTTCGTAGCAGAAAGTTTTAATGTAGATAAGTATGTTTTTTATGAAGATGTATACAAAAATATTACAATTAGAAACTATAAATTAGATAGAAGCTTTAGAGAGTCAGACGTTTTATATTTTAAATTAAATGTTGAAAGCATAAAAACTGTAATAGATTATCTTTATAATGATTATAAAGATTTATTAAGTAGCGCCATGAAGGGTTATAAAAAAAATAATAGCGAAAAGGGCGTACTTGAAATAGACACAAATTACCCACAGACAAAAGAAGCACAAGAACGACTTAATGATTTAATGAGTAATAAGTTTAAACGTTATTTTGAAAGTGATAATGCTGTTTTACCGCTTTCGAATGGATTAAAATATACAGAAAATACAAAAGCTTCAAGTATAAAAGATAGCAGAGATATAAGAGCGATTATTGATGATGTTATGGACTTTGTATGCGCTGCTTTTCATATTCCTGCTGGGCTTATAAAAGGTAATGTTTCTGGCGTTGAAGGTATAACAGATAATTTTTTAAACTTTTCCGTCAATCCAATCGCTCGACTTATAACAACTGAAATAACTAGAAAAATGTATGGTAGAGATAAATTTTTTGAAAAGAGTTATGTAAAAGTAGATACACAAAAAATTGCTAACATGGGACTTGAAAAAATATCAAAAGCAAGTGACTTACTGTTTAGAATAGGTGTAAATTCTATAAATGACAATTTAGAAATGCTTGGTCGAGAAAAAATAAATGAGTCTTGGGCTGATGAACATTATGTAACTAAAAACTATCAGTCGATTTTAAATCCGGATTTGAAAGGAGGGGCTAACAATGGAAATGGAGAAAAGAGCGGTATCGCTGGAAATAAGGGACAGTAATTTAGAAAGTCGTAAGATAAGTGGTTATGCTGCTATTTTTAATGATGATTATACTAAATTGCAAGACAGATGGGGCGATACTTTTTACGAAAAGATTTCAAGAGGTGCATTTTTAAAAACTTTAGCAGATAACACTAGGGATAAGTTTATGCTTATAAATCATGACTGGAATAAAGTTATAGGTAGAACTAACTCAAATCTAATTTTAGAAGAAGATGAACGTGGGTTAAGGTTTGAACTAGATATACCAGCTACGACGGACGGGAATGATTTGCTTGAAAATGTAAGACTTGGACTAATTAAAGGGTGTTCTTTTGGTTTTAATATTGTAAATTCAAAAACTCGCTTTGATGATGATTGGACATATTACAGAGATATAACAGAAGTTGAACTATTTGAAATTACAGCAACCCCTATTCCTGCTTATAATGATACTGAAATAAATTGTAGAAGTGATATATCTATAAAAGAACTTAGAGAATCTCAAAAAGAAAAAGTAAAACAAAATGATAATAAAGATAATATAGAAAAAAGGAATGTCGACTTAGTATCGGCTTTTTTTAATGCATTTAATCGAGGAGGAAAATAAAAAATGGCAATTAAAAATTTAGATGAGGCAACTAATGTTGAACTAAGAACGAATTTAATGGAAGCGATAAAGAGTAATGACGAAGAAAAAATAACAACATCATTTTTAAGAATGGCGGAAGATATACAAAGTAATTTACTAAAAGAAGCACGTTCTATTGCTAATATAGAATCAGCTGACAGGGCGATACTTGACAAGAGGGGTATGCCACAATTAACAAGCGAGGAAAGAGCATATTATAGCCAAGTGATAGAAAAAAGAGGATTTACTGATTTAGAAGTAACTATGCCGCGTACTATATTTGATAGGGTGTTTGATGACTTAGAACAAAACCACCCCCTACTTAGTGCAATAACTTTTGAAAATACGACAGGGGTTACGGAGTGGGTAATAAGAAAAACAGGAACGGAGGCGGCTTGGTGGGGACAATTAACTGACCCTATTAAAAAAGAGTTAGAAGGTGGATTTGCAAAAATTAATACTGTTGCTTATAAATTATCTTCTTATCTTCCAGTTGCAAAATCTATGCTTGACCTAGGTGCTGAATGGTTAGACAGATATGTAAGAGTAGTTTTGACTGAATCTATATCATTGGGGCTTGAAATGGGAATAGTAGCAGGAACAGGAAAAGACCAACCTATTGGGATGATGAAGGACTTAAAAGGCTCTGTTGTTGAAGGTGTTTATCCAGATAAAACTGCAAAACCATTAGCTGATTTTAAACCAACTACATTAGGAACTGAAATTATGGCACCGCTTACAAATGATGGTAAAAGGACAGTCGCAAGCGTTATAATGCTTGTAAACCCGGTTGATTATTGGGCTAAAATCTTCGGTGCAACGACTATGCTAACTTCAAATGGCACTTATGTATATGGAGTTCTGCCTATACCAGGAAATATAATTCAGACTGTTGCTGTTCCCCAAAATAAATTAATAGTAGGGGTTGCTAAAGATTATTTTATGGGAATTGGGTCAGCTGGTAAAATAGAGTATTCAGACGAATATAAGTTCTTAGAAGATGTAAGAGTCTATCTTGCTAAGCAGTACGCAACTGGAACACCAAAGGATAATTTTTCTTTTTTAGTATTTGATATAGAAAACTTAGACACAACTTTAGCAACAGAAATTAATTCAAACACAAAAACGTCAGCTGCTAGAACAAAATAGGTGAAATATATGGAAAATGAAAACATTAAAAGTATAGTTGAAGAGGTAAAAGAATATCTTAATGTAACTTGGATAGAAGAAGATGCGAAAATTGAAAAAATGGTTGTAAGAGGAATTGATTACTTTGAAAATGAAATAGCAGGAATAGCACTAGATTTTAAAGATAATTTTAATAGAGAATTGCTATTTAATTATTGCAGATATGTAAGAAACAATGCTATTGAATATTTCGAGGAAAATTTTAGTAAAGAGCTTCTTAGACTTCAAATTAAAAGTGCAGCTAATGAGGTAATATAGATATGAAAAAAATAAAATTTAATAATTTTAATGATGGTATTGTTGAGTTTGGAGAATACAAGGAAAGTTATGATATAGAAGGTAATGCGTTAGATGAAAAAGAGTTTATTGTAAGTGGTAAACTCTTTTATTCTAATGAATATATAAGAGAGCAAGACAAACTCAAATTTGATAATACAGGGTTAAAAGTATCTATTAAGTTAAAAGTACCTTATATGAGATTAATTAAAACAAGTGATGTTATAAAGTTAAATAATGAATTTTACAGTATAGTAAAACTTGATATTAGTAATGACAAAACTAGTATATATTTATATTTATCTGAATTAGTTGACGTACTAGATAAGCATATTTCTATTTTTATCAAAGAGAGAAAAAATGTTCTTGAAGATGTAGCAATGAAATTTTATAAAAAAATTTGGGCTTGTGTTGAAGATTTAAATAGTAAAGAATTGATAGAAAATAATTCGATTAAAACTTCTACAAATAAAAAGTTTAAATTAGATATATTGAAGAATTAGATTTAAGTATAAAACAAAATGCTATAACTAATTTTGTTATTAAATACAAAGATAAATTTTATAATATAACTCAAATCTTAAATTTAGAAGAAGAAAATAAAATACTTGAAATAACAGCAGAATCTAAGTAAAAAAAAGTTAGGAGATAGTATGCACTCAAAAATAGTTACTATACTTAAAAAATTAAATCTAGGTATTGGCTTTCAAGAATACGACAATTTTTCAAATGATGAAGAATATATAATATTTTTTATAGAAAATGAATATGATGCAAATTTTTCTGATAATGAAAATAAAAGTATTGTATATTCAATAAAAATAGAATATTGGTATAAGAGCTTAAAGAATATAAACAAATATATTAGTATAAAAGATATATTTAAAAAAGAAAATTTTATCTTTTTAAATTCTAGTGATTTTATAGAAAATGAATATTATTGTAAAGAATTAAAATTCAAATATGAGGAAGTTGTTTAAATGGGTGTAGAGATAACAACAGAAGGTTTTGACGCTATTTTATCTAAAATAGAGAGTATGGGTAAATCGGGCGATAAACTGCTAAATGAAGCCGTAAAAGCTGGCGGTAATGTTATTTTGCAAGATGCATTACCAAGGGTCAGCAAAAGAAGCGGAAAGTTAAAAGATGGTTTAAAAGTAAGTGGAGTTAAGAAAAAAGGTGGTACTAAGTATGTTTTAGTTGGTATTACGAAAGAGGATAATTCAAAAATTTTTTATGGAAAGTTTTTAGAATTTGGAGCATCCGCGCATCAAATACCAATCAAAAAAGGTAAGAAAAAAGGTAGAGTAATAAATCATCCAGGCGTTAGTCCTAAACCGTTTTTAGCACCTGCGTACGAGTCAAAAAAAGATGAAGCTAAAAATGTAATGAAAGAAATATTAAAAAGAGGATTGGGGTTATAATGATTAATATAAATAATTTAGTAATAGAAACATTAAAACCTTTAAAAATACCTGTTTCATTTCAAAGGTATAATGGAGAAGAAAAAACATATATAACTTTCTTTAGTTATTTAGAACAAAATTTTTATGCAAATGATGAAGTGGTAGGCACAGAACATTATATACAAATAGATTTGTTTAGTAAGAATAAAATGAGTTATATAAATAAAGAAATTGAAAGACTGCTTAAAAAAAATAATTTTATAAAAAGAAGTATACACGAAATAAAAGAATCTGATTATAGTTACCATACTGTTTTTAGATTCTTATTTTTTGCGAAAAACGAGGAGGATTAAGAAATGGCTATTATAGGATTAAGAAACTATAGAATTGTAAAGCTACTAACAGATACAGAGGAAACACTTGAATACGATACTAAAATAACAAGATTAACAGGTGCTAAAAGTGTGAAAATATCACCTAAAGTTGACTCAGCAGAAAATTATGGAGACGACCAGCTTTTAGAGACTGCTTCGGCTATGGGAGCAATCGAAGTTGAAATCGAAGTTGCTGATTTGACATTAGAAGAGCGTGCGCTTATTCTTGGATACCAATATAAAGATGGTGTGTTGATAGAGGATAAAAATTTCAATCCTCCAAACCTTGCTTTTGGTTTTGAATCCCCAAAGAGCCAAAACGGAAGTAGAATGGTTTGGCTAACTAAAGGTGTCTGTGAACCTTTCGAAGAAGAAGCAAAAACAAAAGAGGATAAAATCGAATTTCAATCTCAAAAGATTAAACTTAAATTTATGCCGCGCATAAATGATGGTAGACACAAAATAACAGCAGATACAGATGTTGAAAACGCCCCAACAGATGTAGAGTTTTTCACAACAGAATTTTTAAAAACAGGAGCAAAACCAACTGCACCAGCAAAAGCAAATTTAAATAAATAAAAAGGAGAAAATAAAAAATGGAAATAAAATTAACTATAAATGAAGAAGAAAAAATATTTAAAGCTCCACCTATAGCACTTAAAAAATTAGATAATGCCTTTGCATTATCTGATAAAATTAATGATGGGCTTAGTATGAGAGGGTTATTTCAAGAATTATTAGATTTTACAATAGATATATATGGCGAACAATTTACAAAAGAAGAATTGCTAAATGGGTTTTATCCTGCTGACGAATTTATGTCAAAAGCATTAGAAGATTTGTCAAAAGTATCTGGAACCTTTGAAGAAAAAGTAAAAAACTAAGTGATGGAGAAGGTACAGAAAATAATTCTAATAAAGAAAATAAGTATCTATCTCCACGGGACTTTATAAAAGATTTATATAGTATGTTTTTATTTGAAAAGAATTGGAGCATGGTCGATATAGACAATATGGATATATTTTATTATTTAGATATACTAGCGTATATGAAGAAAAATAAAAGCGATAAGAATAATCCGAATGAAAATGATGTCTATATAGACCAATTAAGCTGGTTATAAGGATGTGAGTGTATGTGTAAGTATTGTGAAGTCGAAGAAAGCGAAGGAGCTTTTAAAAGAGGTAAAACAGACAGAGGGGAATTAATAACTTGTAATTGTGATATAGAAATGTGGATTGAAAAAGAAGGTAATGAGTATTTTTTAAATTCTGAATGTTGGTGTGGTTACTATAGTGAAAGTTTTGAACCTATTAACTTTTGCCCTTTTTGTGGAAGAACATTAATTTAATAATTTTGAAATAAACCAAGATAAAATATCTTGGTTTATTTTTTTGCAAGTGAGGTGAGGAAATGGCGGAAGATGTAGGCGAATTAGTTGTTCGTGTTGCAATGGAAAACAGCTCGTTTCAACAAGGGATTAATAACTTGAATAGACAAATGAAGTTAATAAGAAGTGAGTTTAAAAATTCTGGCGCTGGAGTGAAAAATTTCGGAACTAGTCTTGATGGTTTGAAATCTAAACAACAAATGTTATCTAGTACTATACAACAGCAAACTAAAGTAGTTGAAGCATATAAAAATAAACTAAATGAAAGTAAAACAACTTTAAGCAACACGGCACAAAAGCAAGTTGAACTTAAAGAAAAAGTTAATCAAGCTAAGAGTGCTTACGAACAGAGCAAAGCGACATTAGGTGAAAACGCAGAAGAAACAAAAAGGCTAAAATCTGAACTTGATAGTTTAGAACAAGAATATGCTAAAAATGAAGAAAAAATAAGGTCTAACTCGGCAGCGGTTGATAATTGGTCTATTCGAGTTAATAATGCAGAGTCGAGACTTTCTGAAATGCGTTCAGAACTAGATGACACAACAGAAAGAATAAATCAACAAGAAAATAAATGGAATCAGTTAGCAACTAAAATGACTGAAATAGGTAACAAATTTAGCTCGGTTGGAAAACAAATGCAAGACGTAGGTAAAAAAATGGCTATGAGTATTACTGCTCCTGTTTTAGCAGTCGGAGCAGCGGCTAGTAAGCTTGGAATGGATTTTGAAGCATCTATGTCAAATGTACAAGGATTAAGCGGGGCAACAGCTGACGAAATGGTTCAGCTTGAAAAAGCAGCTAGAGAAGCAGGAGCATCTACATCCAAAACAGCTAAAGACGCGGCTGATGCGCTTGGGTATATGGCTTTGGCCGGCTGGGATGCGAAAACATCAATGGAAGCTTTGATGCCTGTTTTGAGATTGTCGGAAGCTGGAAATTTAGACCTTGCAAGAACCTCGGATTTAGTAACTGACTCTATGTCAAGTCTCGGGCTTAGTGTAAAAGAATTGCCAACATATTTAGACCAAGTTGCCAAAACTGCTGCAAGTTCAAACACTAACATTGACGCACTTATGGAAGCTATGATTGTGTCTGGAGGTACTTTTAAAAATTTAAACGTACCTCTTTCGGAAGCTAACGCACTACTTGGAATACTCGCAAATAGAGGACTAAAAGGCAGCGAGGCAGGAAATTCTTTAAACTCTATCATGATAAATCTGACAAGTGGAGCAGGTCAAGCTGGTGTAGCTATGAAAGAACTAGGATTAAGTGCTTTTGATAGCAATGGTAAGTTCAAAGGCATGGCTAATGTTTTGATGGAACTTAAAGAAAAAACAAAAGACATGACAGAAGAACAACGAACAATGTATTTGTCAATGATAGGTGGAAAAACACAAATATCTACTTTGCAAGCTTTGTTATCTGGAGTTGGAGAGGAATATTCGGAACTTGAAAAAAAGGTTGGAAATAGCACAGGCGCATTGGATAAAATGGCTAAGACTATGCAAAATAATAATAAAGGTTCTATAACTGCGTTAATGTCGGCTGTGGAGGAGTTAGGACTTAAAATATACGATGTACTAAAACCAAGCATAGCGCAAGCAGTTAGTTGGTTTCAAAATCTTACAAATAAATTAAACGAAATGAAGCCTAGCACGGTAGAAACTATAGTTAAAATAGCAGGATTAGCAGCAGCACTCGGACCAGTTCTATTAATTAGTGGAAAAATAGTTAGCATGATAGGTGGAGTTATAGGGGCTTTTGGTACTTTTTCGGCAGCTATGGCAGTCGTAACGACAGGAGCAGCCGCAGCAACTCCAGCTGTTGGTGCTTTAGCTGCAATTTTAGGTGCATTATCAAGCCCTGCGGCTATAGCTGTAGCTGGAATTACTGCGCTAGGCATATCGGTTGCGACAGTCGCTAAAGACATGTCAAAGGATGCTATAGAGCCAATTAGCCGTTTTGGTAAAAGTATATCAGAATCTACAAAAGAAGCTGTATCTGCTTTTATGGATTTAGAAGAAAAGACAACAGTATCTTTAAATCAATTAATGTGGAGTGGTGAGACTGTTTCGGAGAAAATGAAACAGACAATCGTATCTAATTTTACAGAAATGTCAAATCAAATCGTTGCTAAACTTCAAGAGAGCAAAGAACAAGGTATTCGGTCTTTGCAAGAAATGTTTGCAACTTCTAAAAATTTAAGTGACAAAGAAAAAGAAGAGTTAATAAAAAATACAGAAGAAGCATATTCAAGCAAAGAAGAAAAAATAAAAAAGAGCAATGAAAAAGTAAATCAAATAATGACTAAAGCTAGTCAAGAAAACAGAGCATTAACAAAAGAAGAAGCAACAGAGATAAATCAAATAAAAACAGATATGCTAAATACCGCGGTTGACACAATGAGTAAAAGCGAAGCAGAGCAAGCGGCGATAATGGAAAGAATGAAAGCAAATCATGTTGATTTATCAGCTAAAGAAGCGGCGGAAGTAGTTAAAAATTCAATAAAGAAAAAAGATGAAAGTATAAAAGCAGCTAACGAAGAATATAACGAAAGATTAAAAATAGCTGCGCAACTTAGAGCAGAGGGTGGCGCAGAAAATGAAAAGTTAGCGGATAAAGTAGTAGAAGAAGCAACAAGACAAAAAGATGAATCAATAAATAAAGCTAAAGAAATGCATCAAGGAGTTGTTGCAGAAGCACAGAAACAAGCAGAAAACCAAGCGAGTAAAGTCGACTGGACAACAGGAGAAATAAAATCTAAGTGGCAAGTTTTAAATGATACGGTAAAAGGTAAGATGCAAGAATGGGACGACATGGCGGGCAACTGGGTAGAAGGCTTGAAAGAAAAAATATCTACTGGATGGGCTAATTTAAAGGAAAATACAGCTATTTTGTGGGATAATATAAAGCTTACTGTAACAACTAAATGGACAGAGATAAAAGAGTCTATAGCCTTTAAAATAGAAGAAATAAAACAAAGTATTAGCGAAAAATGGGAGTCTATAAAATTATTCTTTACAACAACGTGGGAAAATATAAAAATGATTTTCGGGAACGCTTGGGATGCTATAAAACAACAAGTTGAAGAAAAATTTGCGCCTTTTGTTGAAAGGTTAAAAATTATATTTGATGGTATAAAAGAGTTTTTTAGAAGCACTTGGGAAGTTATAAAAAATATAGTACTTGGTGCTGTGTTATTAATTTTAGATTTAGTAACAGGGAATTTTGATAAACTAAAAACTGACGCAATACAAATTTGGGAAAACATAAAACAAAGCTTATCGGATGCGTGGGAATCTATAAAAGAAGTATTTAACAATGCGTTGACTGCAATAAGCGATTTACTTTCTAACATGTGGGAAGGTATGAAAAGTACTGCATCAAGCGTATGGGAATCTATAACACAAACTTTAAGCAGTATATGGGAAAATATAAAGTCAACATGTTCTAATGCTTGGGAAGGGCTAAAAACAATTTGCTCAAATACTTGGACAAATATAAAAACAACCCTTGTAACCTCATGGGAAAACATGAAAACAGCTGTTAGTACTAAATTGACTGAAATTAAAAATAATATTGTAACTGTTTGGAATAGTGTTATTACTTTTTTTAAAACACTTCCAGCCAAATTAAAACAAGCCGCTATTGATATGTTTACAAGACTAAAGGAAGGTATAGACTCGAAAAAACAAGATGCTGTTAATGCATCTCAAAAAGTCGGGACTGATGTTGTAAACAAAATAAAAGAGTTCCCAAGCAAGTTCCTGCAAGTTGGTAAAGATTTTGTAAGCGGCTTAGCGAATGGTATATCCGGCTTTGCTTATAAAGTAGTAGACGAAGCTAAAAAATTAGGGCAAAAGGCTGCTGATGCGGTTAGAAAAGTGTTAGGAATACATTCTCCATCTCGTGTTATGGCTGAGATTGGTAAATTCGTTGATGAAGGTTTAGCACAAGGGATTGCTAATAATAGCGACTCGGTCAAAAAAGCAACTGAAAAGATAACAAAGATTATAGAAGAAGAAACAAAGAAAGCTACAAAAGCATGCGAAGAAGATATAAAACTATTTAATAAACAAATAGACGAATTATCTAAACAAGAAAAAGCAGCGCTTAAAAAAGTAAAAGGTGACGCTAAAGACGCATTGAAAGAAGAATATGCAGCTAAAAAAGAAAAAATAAAAGAAGCGATAGCACTAAGAAAAGAACAAAAAGAAAAAGAAGTTGAACAGCTAAAAGAGATAGCAAATTCAGCTAAAGAACAGTTAAATAAAGAGTTACAAGACAGACAAGAGTTTGTAAAAAAAGTTGATGACTTAACAAAAGCAATAGTTGATGCGCTGAAAGAAAAATACAAACAAGAATACGAAGCACAGCAAGCGAGTATAAAAAAAGAGTTAGACGCACTAGATAAATGGAAGGAAGAAAGTATAGATAGAATTAATAGTGTCTATGATGCGAAAATTAAAGCTATTGACAACGAATTAGAAGCTTTTGAAAAAGCTGAAAAGGAAAAAGATAGACTTGAACAAGACAAAGAAGAATTAAACAAAATAGAAGAAATTAAAACAGCTATAAAGTTTGAACATGATGATACTAACAAAGAACAGTTGCAAAAAGAACTAGAGAAGGTTTTAGCTGAAAGAAAAAAAAGAATAGAGCAACAAGAAATAGAAGATAAAAAAGAAGCTTTAAAAAAGAGAAAAGAAGAATTAGAAGAAAAGAAAAAAGACGAAATAGAAAATATAAATCAAATCTATGAAAGCGAAAAGGAATATTATAATAAAAGACTTGAAGACGCTAAAAAGTTCTATGATGAAAGAATAAAAGAATCAAAACTTCAAGCAGAAGCTGAAAAATTGATAATGGATAAAAATCAAAAAGAAATAGTTGCGTTATTAAATAGTTATTCAGATGCATATAAAAATGCAGGTCAAACTCTAGGTGAAAAATTACTTGAAGGATTTAAGCCTGCCATAAACGAAATTAAAAATCTAATTGATAGTATTACAAGAGAAATAAATAATGCTAGAAATGAAGCATTGAGTTTAAATAGTGATATTAGAAAAGGAAATTCAGCAGCTATTTATGCAAAAAATAAAGAAGATTTAGAATTAAAACGTGCATATTTAACCTCTTTGTTTAATCCTAAATTAGGAGAAATGGAATTTATATATACAAATAACGCATTAACTAAACGTGTCAAAGGAGTTGTGCAAGACATAACATTTCAAACACCAGTTGGATTGATGCAAAAGTTTCTTATACAGCTCTTAACTCCAAGCCCATTTTGGATGGATGAGTTTGTTTTAAAAGAAGAAGTCGCCTTATGGGTTGGTGACTTCGAATTTACTTTAGAAATAAGTAATGAAGGAATAGAAATGGGTCATAGGGTAAGTAATTTAATTTGTAATGTAGTGAATAACGGAGACGTTGAATGTGGCATGAAAATACAATTTAAAGCACTTGCAACAGTTGATAATCCTAGCCTATTTAATGTAAACACAAGAGAATATATTAAGATAAACAGAACCCTTGAAGCTGGTGACTTATTAGAAATAACAACAGAATTTGCAAATAAAAGAATAGAGTTAGTAAAATCAAACTATGAAAGAATAAATGTATTTAATTGGATTGACTTGGATAGCGAATTTTTACAACTTGAAGTTGGAGACAATTTATTTAGATATGACGCAGACGTAGGAATTGATAATTTAGAAATGTCTATATATTATAATCCACTTTATTTGGGGGTGTAATATGCAGCAGAGCATAAGAATACTAGATAAAAATATAAATTTAATAGCTGAAATAGATAATTACGAAGAATTACAGATTATTAAAAAATTCCACAAAGTAGGAGAGTTTAGTTTAAAAATAAATGCTAATAAAAATCATGTAGATAAATTAGTTAAAAATAATATAATTCTACTTGGTAAAAATTATAATAAAGTTTGTTTGATACTTCATCGAGAGTTCATGTACACCGAAACAGGAGAAAAAAGCGACATTTTATCTGTTAAAGGCGTGGATTTAAAAGGCTTGTTAAATAGAAGGCTCATCATACCCGACACTGGAGAAGCTTTCGAAAGTCACGAAGGGACACAAGAAGAAATTATAAAAGCTTTTGTTAATAATAACTGCGTAGACTCTTCAAATCCAAAACGTGTAATTGATAATCTTATCATTTCAGAAAACAAAAATCTTGGAAGTGCTGATATGTGGCGAAGTTCTTACGAAAATTTAAGTGATAAAATTCAAGAAATATCAGAATTTTGTGGGCTTGGTTGGGAGGTAGTGTTGGATGCTAATAAAAAGAAATTTATTTTTGACGTAATTACTGGTAAAGATTTGACTATTAATCAAACAGAAAACCCGCCGGTTATTTTTAGAAGTGATTTTAATAACATAAGAGCTAGACACTTTACAGAAAGTATAATTAACTCTAAAAATGTTGTGTATGCTGGAGCAAGAGAAGACGCGACAAAACTGGTAATTTCAACTGGTGAGGTTGAAGGTTTTGAGAGAAACGAAGTCTTTGCAGATGTAAGTGAAAATACTATAAGCATACTACAAAAAGAAGGAGAAATTAAATTAAAAGAATATGAAGAGTTAAAAAGTTTTGAATTAGAAATAGACCCTAAAAATACTTTTATGTATGAAAAAGACTACAAACTAGGGGATATTGTTACAGTTCAAGATAGAAAATTGAAAGTAACAATGGATACTAGAATTGTAGAAGTACAAGAAAGCTATAGTAAAAATGGGATGAAATTAAAAATTACGTTTGGGAGCAGCATACCAACCTTATTTTCAAAAATAAAAAGGATGGTGAAATAATGGAAAAAAGTTTTGTATTTAATAGTGTAAATGGCGATAGGAGATACAAGGCAGAGGACTTTAGAGAATATTTTGCTAGTTTTATAGGTAATGGTGTATTCCCTAATCCAAGTAGCAATTTGCAAGTTGTAGATAATAATAATATGACTATAACAGTAAAAAAAGGCAAGGGCTGGATTAACGGAGCTATCTATATAAACACAGACGATTTAGTAATTAATATAGACCCCGCAGATGGAATTTTAAATAGAATAGACAGAGTAGTTTTAAGATTTGATACTTTAAATAGAAATATTAAATTAGCTGTTAAAAAATGTACTTTTAATAGTTCCCCAGTTGCAACAGAATTACAACGTGATGCAGATGCGTACGAACTTGGATTAGCTGATATTTATATCAGAGCTGGAGCAATAAGTATTACACAAAGTTCTATAACAGATTTAAGATTAGATAAAAATTTGTGTGGAATTGTAAAAGGCACGATAGAAGAAATAGACACAACAACATTACTTGCACAACTAAATACTTGGAAAGATGAAGAAATAAGTAATTTCAATGTTTGGCGGGAAAATCAAGAGAATAAACAAGAAGATTGGTATAACACTACAACAACAAATTTTGTATCAGAGTTTAACATTTGGTTTGAAAGTATAAAAGATATTTTGGATGAGGATGCAGCTGGAAACTTATTAAATGAAATAAACAAAGTAAAAGAAGAGTTAGCAAAAATAGAAACAACAGCAGAGAAAACAAGTTATAATAATGCAACAAGTAATCTTACTGCTACAAATGTTCAAGGGGCAATAGATGAAATTGTTGCAAAAATAGAAAATTTTAACGAGATTAATATATCCATACAAAACGACATGTTACCTATTTAAGAGAGGAGAGTGAAAAATGGCTATAGTTTATGAATTTAATTATACAGGTGCTGAACAAAGTGTAGTGTTGCCACCTGGTAAATATAAGTTTGAATGTTTTGGTGCTTGTGGTGGTAATTATTATGATTTTGTACAGTGCGCAAAAGGTGGCTATACTGCTGGTTCTTTAATATTGAAAGAAAATACTACATTACATGTTTACGTTGGGCAAAGTGGTTATTGTAAAGGTGTTAATGGTATTGAGACTTGTAGAAGTGGTTTTAATGGTGCGGGTGGTATAACCACTTATAAAAGTACTTCTGATGGTTATTATAGTCTTGCAGGTGGTGGAGCTACTGATATTAGACTTATTGGTGGTAACTGGGATAATTTACAAAGTTTGCTATCTCGCATAATTGTTGCAGGTGGCGGTGGTGGTGGAAGCGGAAATTCACATGATAGTATTGGTCATGGTGGTGGTACAAAAGGTAAAGATGGTATTTCTATAGCAAATAAATATTTTGCAGGCGGTGGAAGCCAATTTCAAGGCGGTTTAACTTTTAATAGTCTTTATAATGGTTCTTTTGGTGTAAGCGGTGCTGGAGATGGCATTAGTGGTGTTGGTGGCGGTGGTGGTTGGTATTGTGGTGCAGGTAGTTTTTATGCTGAATTTGGTGGTGGTGGAAGTGGATATATTCTAACAAAAGATAGTTATAAGCCAGCAAATTATAGTCCATCTTCTAAATATTATTTTAGCGATATAAATAGCGTTGTAGGTGGAAATACTACGAAACAAGATGGTTATGCTAAAATAACATTACTCCAAGCATTACCTTTTTTAACTATATCCTCTTATAATTCCACTACAGCTACATTTAAAGCTGACCACACAGACCCTACATTGCTTACAAAAATAGAATATTTTATAGATGATGTACTAAAAGAAACTATAACAACAGATTTAACAACAGAGAAAATAATTAACTATACATTAGAAGATAATGCACTACACACACTTAAAATAGTTGTTACAGACAGTGCTAATGCTACAGCAGAAAAAGTTGTAAGTATAAGCAAAGGAATTGCACCTCTTCCTGCTGGTTCTACAACAGATGAAGTTACAAGTAAATGGATAGAAATTAAAGATACATTCAAAAGTGGCAAAACAAGTATTATAAATACTTTGGCACTAAAGAATATAGAAGCAAGTTTAAATAACACATTAGTCGAGTTGTCAGAGAAAATAAAAACAAGTTTTGATAGTTCTGACGCTAGTGTGCAGGATTTGATGAATCAATTAACACAAGCTAATAATACCATAACACAGTTAAATACAAAATATAAAGTCGCAAGTGGCACAGTTACTCCTTTTAAGGGTGATGACACTAAAATTGCTTATCCATATCTAACTGATAGAGTTTTTAAACCTAGCGCTTGGGTTAAAATTAGTAACTTAGATTTTAAGCCTAATATTTTCTTTGCTGATTTTGATTACTATGATACTGAATATAAAAATAATTATAAACTTTTCCTTTTCGCTTGTTGTGGTGTTGCTACACAAAGAGGTGTTGATTTTTCAAGTGTTACATCTTTTGTTAGAAAAAGTAGTGATGAGTATTTTCATGCTAATGGCTGGCTCTATAATAATTCCGAAGGAGATGTTTATTTTAATAATACTGGTGTTCAAATTCCAGCTTATAGCTTTGACTCAACTCAAAGACATATTTATAAATGGTATGCTATTAAATTCATTTAAAAGGAGGAAAAAACATGAATGTTCCAAACAGAGTAATATATGACCAGACAGGTAGAATAATCTTTGAAACAGGCGAGTCCTGCGGGGATGTGTTGCCACACGATAAAATAACTGAACTGCATTATATAGATGTTGAATATGGAAGTATAGATTATACAAGAAATAAGATTGTAGGCATAAATATAGAAACAAAAGAACCTGTCTTAGAAGAAATTCCAGCATATATAAGTAAAGCAGAAAAGGAAAAACAAGAATTAGAAAATCAATTACTTTTAATGACAAATAAAGAACTAGGTGGAGGTATTTTATAATGAATATAAATAATGTTGTAGTAAGAATATTAGCAGAAAGAATTTTAAACAAAGGACTGAACCCTTTGAAAAACAGACCTTTTGAGTTAGATGACGTGACTAACATAGAGTACAGAAAAGCAGTAGATGATTATATAAATACAATAGAACAGGAAATAAAATAGTAACTTTTAGTAACTCTTCTTAAAGAATAGGTTACTTTTAAAGTAGAAAGATGATTAAATTTGAACGTTTCTTTTAATGTAGAATTTAGAATGATTTCTTTATAAGTATGTGAAAGTAAGTAAAATAAACAAAATTAAAATTTTTTAGTGACCTATTCTTTAAAAATGGTTACTAAAAATAGAAAGGTGATATTTTTATGATAGAAAAATTAAACGAAAATGCTAGTTTAAGTGACTTAATAACCGCTTTTGAAAATAGTACAAAAGAATTAAAAGCAAGTAAAGATAATTTTACAAATTTGCTAGGCAATCCATTTTTAGAAAGTACTAAATTCTCGGAGTTTGAGGGTAAAATGCAAAATCTTATGAGTACTTTTAAAGATAATTTAAAAAGTAAAGGCATAAATAGTGGTAATACAGAGTCTTTATTGTCTTTAATTAATAAAGTTGCAAATATATATATACCTACGCCGATATATACAGCAAGTGGCGAGTGTACTATTGATAATAAAGGTACATGCAAAAGATATACAATTAGTACAGCTGGAGACGTTTACTACGTTAGAATTAACTTAAATTTTTATCCGAAATTTATTGTTATGTATAACTCCGGTGGAGCTAGTAAATATTTTACAACCAGCTATTTTTGTAGTTATGTTCCTTTCATTGCTTCAACAGTAGAAAGTTATACGACTTACTTGCTTGATAAAAGCGATAGTAGGATACAAGTTCAAAAAGGAACATGTATTTTACCTATAGTTTACAGCAAGTATGGTAGTTCTAGTTTTTATTTTCATGCGGTAGGTTAAGGAGTGGTTTTATGAATGATTATATAGAAGTAGGAAGAAGGATATTTTTTGATGAAGAAGGCGAAATAATATTCTATGAAGGACAATCAAAAGGGAATGTTCCCGAAAGAAAAAATATTAAAAAAATAGAATATATAGATTTGGAATACGATTATGTTGATTATGATAAGTACAAAATAATAGGTATAAATATAGAGACTAAACAGCCAATTTTAGAAGAAATACCAATCTATATGAGTGAAGAAGAAAAGAGAATACAAGAATTAGAAAATCAATTACTAATTGCAGAAAATGAAAAAGTAGGAGGATTATTATAAAGAACACAATAATGTTGTAGTAAGAATATTAGCTAATAAAAAATAGCGAAGTAGTAAAAGAAGCAGAACCGTATAAGGTTCTTTTTTTATAGAATTAGATAATTTATAAGTTTTATTTTGATAAAAAAACGGAGGAAAATTATGGAACAATTATTAACAGAATTAAGTAGTTTAGGAGCAATAGGCATATTATGCGCTTTGCTATTTAAAAATACCATGCAGGAGAAAAAAGAAGATAGAGATATGTATAAAAAGACAGTAGAAAATTTCATAGAACTATCTACACAGCAACAAGAGATAAATAAGAATATACTTGTTGAAATGGGAGCAATGAAAACAGACGTAGAAGAAATCAAAGAAGATGTAACAGACATAAAAGACATGTTACAGAAAGAAGGTCTTTAAATGAAAGTAGCAATAGTGCCAGGGCATACACTAACAGGAAAAGGAACAGGAGCAACAGGGTATATAAATGAAGGAACAGAAAACAGGATATTGATGGATTTGGTTGTCAAATGGCTTAAAAAGGGTGGAGCTACTGTATATAGTGGTAAGGTAGATAAGTCTAATAACTACTTAGCAGAGCAATGTCAAATAGCCAATAAGCAAAATGTAGATGTAGCTGTACAAATACATTTTAACGCTGACCATACAACTTTGGATAAAATGGGTACAGAAACAATTTATAAAACTAATAATGGGAAAAAATATGCTGACAGAGTTAATAAGAAGTTAGCGACAGTATTTAAAAACAGAGGTGCAAAATCAGATGTCAGAGGGCTTTACTGGCTTAGTCATACAAAAGCTCCAGCAATATTAATAGAAGTGTGTTTCGTAGATAGTAAAGCAGATACAGACTATTATATTAGACATAAAGACATAGTCGCTAAGTTAATAGCAGAAGGTATTTTAAATAAAAATATAGATAATAAAGAAAATAGTGAGGATAAGAAAATGTATAAACATACAATCGTTTATGATGGAGAAGTTGACAAAATTCCTGCGACTGTAGTTGGTTGGGGCTATAATGATGGAAAAATACTGATATGTGATATAAAAGATTATGTACCAGGTAAGACAGAAAATTTATATGTTGTAGGAGGTAGAGCATGTGAGAAGATTGGTTCTATGACTAAAGAAAAATTTACTATGATAAAGGGTAATGATAGATTTGATACACTTTATAAAGCATTAGATTTTATTAAGAAATAAGTTTGTAGAGAGTGGTAACTATTTCATCAGTTACCACTCTCTATTTTTTTATCCTTTTTGTTATATTCTCTTTCAAGTGCTGTTTTTTTAAAAACCCATGTCGTTCCGAATTTTTTACAGTCTACACCTTCCACAAATTTTCCATTTCTTATATTAAGTCTTAACGTACTTTCACCTTTTTTATAAAGTTCACAAGCATCTTTTATAGAGATTAGTTCCTCAAATACATCTTTCATTTTAACAACTCCTTTTATTTATATTATAATCGCAAAAGTTTAAAAAGACAAGAAAAAAATAAACGTTTATGTTTAAAAAACTATTGACTTAATAAACGTAAGCGTTTATAATATGATTAAAGAAAGATAAACAAAGGGGGATTTAAAAATGAAAAAAATAACTAAGAAAGAAATTAAAAAGTACGTTAGAGAAGCGGTTAATAACAATTTTAACTGGGAAATAAATAAATGTGGGTTTTACATTAAAAATAATGAAATAGAATTTTTTATTTCTTACAAGGGTCAAGGAATAGATGAAAATGTATATAATGATACTTATGAAGAAATAATTTACATTGAGGATATTATAGAAGAATACAGAAGAAAAGAATACAATTTAGAAGATGTAGATTCTATTGTATATGACAATGTAAATGATATGATTAATTGTTATAATGAAGAAAAGTAATAAAAATAAATACAGTGAGTTTAATCAAATTCACTGTATTTATTTTTACAATAGTAGAATAATATTATTAGTTCAGGATGTGATAGGCTTGAAAATTGGAGATAAATTCGAAAACCTTACAATACTAGACATAGAACAAAAAAACAGTAGGAAATACTGTCTATGTAAATGTAAAAATTGTGGCAATGAAAAGTGGATAAGAGCAGATAGTTTAAAAAGAATTAAAGGGTGTGGATGTTTGCAAAAAGAAACACAGTTTAAGCAAAATGATTTGACAAATAAAAAGTTTGGAAGATTAACAGCACTAAAAAACACTAATAAAAAAGCTAAAAGTGGTCACTATATTTGGATTTGTAAGTGCTCTTGTGGAAATGAGATTAAGACAACAGAAAACAATTTAACTACTGGCAGAACTAAATCATGTGGATGTTTGAAAAAGGAATCTAATATAAAAAATGCAAAGATAGCATTAAAAGTACATAAAGAAAAAAACATTATTGATGATACAAATCTATCTATTATAAAAAAGACAGAAGCATATCCTAATTCAAAAACTAAAATTAGAGGAGTTTCTTGGAATAAAGAAAAAAGAAAATACTGCGCACAGATAGAATTTAAGAAAACACATTATAATTTAGGATACTATGACAACATAAGAGAAGCAGAAGAAGCATACAAAAAAGCCAAAGAAAAATTCTTAAAAGAAATAAACGGAAAAGTTTAAAAAACCATTGACTTAATAAACGCAAACGTTTATAATATAATTAAAGAAAGAGATAATCAAGAGGAGGATATAAAAAATGAATAAACAAAAAGCTAGAAGATTTTTAAGAGTTATAGATATGAATATAGATAAAATAGAGGAAGAAGCTATAAAAGCTTTTAAAGAAAGTTGTTTAATCAAAGAGACTAATAATATAAAAATTTATATCGATATACAAGGAAAAGTTGAAGCGATAGCAGTTCAAACTTGGGCTAAACTTTTAGATGATAACAAAGAAATTAATATTTTCACATTAAATCAAACACCAACTCATTTAAACGATATGCTTGGAGAAATTTGTTACGTAAACGATTATGAAGAATTTGAAAATTGGTGTGAAAATGAGTGGGAAAATTTGGATTGGGATAGTTATAAAAAATTCAATAAAGAAAATTTCGAAGAAATTGCTGAAAGAAATATAGACGATAGCACATCAGTTTTTTTAGAAGAATTACAAAAAGGCATTGAAAGTTGTAAACAAGAATTGCAAAATATAGTTGAAAATTAAGTAGAAGAGTATTATTATTAATGTATATAGTATCGCTTTTAAGATTAACTACGAGGGATTTAAAATATTTTTTAATTTATTTAGAAATGATATTGTAATAAGAATTTTTATATTAACTACGAGGGATTTAAATGTCAATTTAATTTATAGAGAAATAATATAATATCACATTATTTTATATTAACTACAAGGGATTTAAATATCAATTTAATCTATATCTATATGATATAATATCCAATTTTAGATTAACTATACGGAAATAAAAACAGTGTATTCAATAAATACACTGTTTTTTTAATGTTTAGTTATTACGATAACTTAATCCTTCAAGTATAAACCCTACATTTTCCGTCATTTCAAATTCGCTACTTTGCAATATTCCTTCCGTAAATTTGCTGTCATTTGGTAATGTTATTTTTTTCCTTGCCACCGCTTCTATGATTGTTTGGAATAGTTTAATTTTCATATCCTTATCAACTCCAGCATATCGCAAAAAATTTACAACTTCTTGTGAAAACTTATTTAATTCAGATTTAGTCATTTTTTCTGATAAATCTTTTCCAATTTGCAGATAAACATTCATCTTTTCCAACCCCTTTTTTAGATTATAGTTAAAACATATTATTTAAACAATATCGATATATTGTAATAATAATATTAAAATATTACTTAAATATTATATATACAATATTTAAGTAATATCTAAACAATATAAATATAATATTATTTACTTTTTCTTAGTCTTATTTCTTCTATTTCTCTCATTGTATATATTTAAATTCTCTTCTTTTATAGTGACATCAGATAAAATTTGAGTTAGTATATCACTTAATAATTTACTAACGTCGCTGTTCATATCAATAGAAAAAGATTTTAATTTGTTTACAAGCTCCTCATCAAGCGTTGCACTCATAGTCACTTTTTTACTTTTCTTATTAACTAGATTATATATGTTTAATGTCTTATTGTCTGTAGTTGTAGAATCATTTTGTACGATTGTTCCATTTTTCAAAATCGGTTTTTCTTTATCAACTAAAAGGTCTCTGTTGAAACTTGGCATCTATAACACTCCTTTTCTTTTCAATTCTTCTAACATATTAGTAAATTCCTGTCTGCTGAAATGCTCTTTAGTTATTTTTGTATAATCTGTTAGAGATAGTTTTTTTAATAGTGCCTTCTCTATAAACTCATTTTTTCTAATGTATGTATCTAACATAATATCCCTCATATCGTTAAACCCTTCCAGATAAGAATCGAAAGTATCGCTAATTTGAGTTTTCTTCTTCTCAAATCCAACTAAAATAGTACTTTTTATATTATCCTCCTTATCAAAATAGGTTCTATCAACATCCCAGAGTTGTTTAAATAATTCTGCTCCTCTTAAAGAAGAAATGTTTTTATCTTGAATTGGAATAATTATACTATCTGCTAAGAAAAGCACATTTTTAGCTGTCAAATCGTAGCGTGGAGATAAATCACAGATAATATAATCATACTCACTCAAAGTATTAAAGTTTTGCATGTACCAGCGAGCTAAAAATTTTTCTCTGGCTGGTAAAGGTGATAGCTCTTGTTCAAATCTAGCCATTTGTATGTCAGAAGGAATTAAGTCTACATTAATGTAATTTTCATTAGGTGACTTGACTATTGCATCATTAGCACTAATCCCTTTTAAAATATCTAATGTAGTATTATCATTATGATTTATTTCATAAACATATTGTGTTAGATTTGCTTGTACATCTAAGTCCCATAAGAGTATTTTTTTATCTTTATCTTTCGCAAGTTCATACGCTGTCATTATAGACGTTGTTGTCTTATAGATACCTCCTTTTATGTTAAAGTACGTAAGTAGCTTTGTATTAGCCATTTTCTCCACCTCATTATTATATCTGTCTCTTATACACATCTCCGAGCCCACGAGACCGA